CTTCCAGTTTCGCGGGCACCTTTAGAGCCTTGCCGCTGGACTTGCAACGGAGCACCTCGCATTACTTGCGAATGAGGCAAGAAAATCATGGAACGATCAAGATTCATCCCTCGCAGAAGGCGGCTTTTCAGGACTGACCATTGCGGTAGACCTCTCAATAGCGACTAAGAATAGCGATTAGATTGTAGTCCATGGCTTCGTCATCGGGGCTTAGCCGTTTGCGAAGACGCGGGACGAACCTTCGACAATGGGCCATAGGCCCGAGGACGAGCCGGCCCCCACATTCACCTTGTCACCGATACGGGCGACCTTTTTGCCGCCCTCCCCGCCAAGCTGCACATTCGGCGATTCTACGATAACCTTCTCGCCCGTCACCTTCACGAGATCGGGCGAGGCTTCAACGACGGTATTGCCGATCTTGATATGCAGCGGCATATCCTTGTTCTCGCGAGCGTTGGCATCGCTGTATGTGGAGAAATCTATCTGCGCGTCCGTCATGTCGCCGTTCTCCGAAACGACATCGACTTGCTCGCCCGCCTGATAGAGCACGTCCACCTTGACGCCACCGGCCGCCAAGGTCCGCGCGCCAATCCAAGGCGTAAGGTAGGGCTTGCCATTCTGATCCGACAGCTTGACCCGATACTTACTCTTGTCGTCGCTGACTTCCGCAATCGTCCCTTTCCTGCGGCGATTGCGGTTGCGCCGCTCTAGCTCGGCAATACGGTGCAACATGTCCGAAAGCTGTTCAACCAGATTGCTCATCACGACCCCTCAAAGGCTGGCGTCAACAACATCGCATCGGCTTCGCCGTAGACCATGCCATATCGGCGCATGGCGGCTTGCAGCTCGTTGGCATCGCCCGCAATCTGCGCACGCATGAGCGCTATCTTTTTGGCCATATCCGGCATCCGCGAAACAAGGTCCGTCTCACATTTCGCGAAAAACAGGGCCAACGGCGAGCTATCTTTGAGCGCCACGCCCCGAACGGGATCGGCGACGGCATCCACGGTTAGTTTCAATTGATGTGCCGCCAATCGAACGCCGTTGGTATCGCCGCTCGCCCTTGAGCGTTGGGACTGCTCAAAGCTGCGGACGAGGCCATTGAAGACGGCCGACCATTCGTTTTCCGGGTCGGCCAAGGCGTCGGCGATCTGCCGCATCGTCAAATCAAGGTGGAATTCAAAGTTCGCGTCGGTCGCCGGCACGCCCTCGTAAATGACGGATTCATCTGTGTCGGTGTCCGTCACCACATGTGGAGTCGCAATCCCCGCCTCGAAAACAATATCAACGTGGCCGCTTTTGGTGAATGAGCGCAGCTCAAGTCCATTCGTCACCTTGGAGTCGTCGGTATAGACCGAGATAAACGGCCTTTCCTGCGGCGTATGTAACGAACCGTTGGCCGCCACGTCGAGCGCGCCAATCTGGCTATCTAAAACATTGCCATCCACCAGCGTCCGCCCTTTCAGGGCTTCGACCGCAGCAATGCGCAATGCGAAACGTACAAGGGACATAAGCACCCGCCAAATTTGTTATTTGTGAACTAGCTCGACAATCAGCCTAGTGTGATTGCGATCATCGACAAGCGAGACCTCGAAGACAGGTTGCCCAGGACGAGCCAAGGCACGAACCGCATCCTGCTTTCTGACCGCGATATCCGGGTATCGAGTGCGATCGATGTAAAGAAGGGCTTTCCCCGCAGCTATCTTGGATTGCCAAGCCGCCGGGTTCGCGGTGTCAACGGAATTGGATTTTTCGCCACCCGTGCGCAAGACCGCCTCAATCTCGGTTTGCGGCCTTTGCTGGTCTCTCGCGCCGCCACTCATGGGCGACAGACGGATTGTTTCGGCAAACTTGCCGTCAACCGCCGAAACAACAGCATCGCGGACGTTGTGAAAGTTGGCCGCTACAGGCATGCTCAATCTCCCAAGGCTGCATCCGGTCGCCGCAATGGCGACCGGATGACGGTGGCTGTTAGTTCGTTTTGACCTGCACCAAGCAATCGGGCTGCTTGCAGATCGCGAGCATGTTCGATTGCGATTTCAGTTCGAGGCCAACGCCATGATCCAGTTCCTTGGTGGAAATGAAGATCGAACCTTCTTCATCGACGGTCGGAACCTGATTGACGCGCTCGATGTGGTAGGCCGGACCATCAAAGGTGCGGAACATCGATTGGGTGCCGGAAGGATAGACCGTGCCCGAATTGTCATCGACATTCTTGACGGTGGAAATGCTGCCGTCATTACTCTTGACCGGCAATCCGCCCTTATATTCGCGCCAGATGATGTCGCCGAACTCGAAGACGCGACCCCAATTGCCGCCGAGGCGCTGGCGCTCTAACTGGGAGTGAACGGAGGCATTCTGCGCCTGTAGCCAGTACTTTTCGACCTTGGCGTGGGAAATCAGCTTGGCGAAAAACTTGCTGTCAACGACGGATTCCACGCCGCCGACCGTCTCGCCCTTGACGTTGGACAGGATATGGTCGCTGACCTCCTCGCATTTCTGGCGAACATCGGTGCCGGCAGTGCCGAGCGCGAAGTCGACTTCCTTCTTTTCGACGCCGAAGACATCATAGAGATTGTAGAGCGTCCGCAGCTTGCCGTCCTTGATTTCGCCGCGCAGCATGCCGAGCCGCAGAAACTCGCGCGTGATCGAGTGATTTTTGCGGATCGTGATGAGCTTTCGCTCAAGTTCCGCGTCAAGCGAAACGTCGGTAATCTGCCCATTCACAACCTCCAACAGGCCGTCAATGTCGCCGACGAGGATGTTTTCGAAATGGGTGAAATGCGGAATGGACAGGATGATGCCGCTTTGAGCGCCGTCATCGGTAATCTCGCCGGGACCGCCCGGTTCCTGATGAGACAGGACAACAATCTGCCCTTCCCGATAGTCGATGCGAACGAGGCGGGAGCGTTTCGGCTCACCCGGCGCGATACCAAGCGCATTGAGAAGGCCGAAGGTATTCGGCAGCTTGTTGACCTCCGTCGTAAGATCAACATTCGAGTAGGGCAAAACGATTTCCGGCATGGCGGATTGGATCCTTGTATCCTGATAGGCATGGGAACCCCTACCCGCGAACGCGAGACAGAAATTCCGGCGATTGATTGGGGATGGGTTAGGCGCGGAGGATCAGTCCAAGGCGCTCTTCAATGTCTTCGAGCGCCGCAGCCTTGTGAGCATCGGTAGCGTCAGCCGGCCAAACGATGGCGGCGCGATTGAGAACCGAGAGACGACGCGAGCAAAGAACGCCGCCGACAAGATCGACGCCTACGGGTGCTTCGCAATCCTTGAGGCAGACACCATGGACGATCTGACTGCCGTCCGTTGCGGACGGGTCCCATGCCACCAGCTTGCCGAGCTTCGCGCCGGCAGGAGCTTGCTCGGTTCCGACGATCTTCCCGACGAGCTGACCCATTTTCACGGTCCGGGCGGCATCCTCGCCGCCGAGCAAGGTGCCGACGCTACGGCAGATTTCGGCATCGACTTCTTTTTTCAGCAGCGTGGACATGCCCGGCGTCTGCTGGAATTTCATAACAGGCAGAATGCCCATGTTCGTTTCCCTTCACGGAAGATGTGTTGCAGATGAGATGTTCGTCAGCCGGGCCGGCTATGCCTTGGCGCGTTGCACGCGGGCATCGATCCGAGCCGAGAGGCCCGATTTCGCCTGCGGCTTGCCATTGGCCGGTTCGCGATTGAGGCCCTGCGCGTTCATGCTGCGAGGCGGCTGGTATTCCTGCTCGACGGCATCGCCGGCCTTCGGCGCAAACGAGAGGGTTGCCTTGGCGGCATCGACAGAAGCACCCGTCGAAAACAGATGCTCCGCCAGCGGTTCGCGTCCCTTGGCTTCATCGAGCGCCATGATGGCGGCCCGGCGCTCGCGGTCCTCTTTCACGGCGCTATCAGCCGAGGCTGTCAACTTTTCGATCTGCGCTTTCAAGCCGGCATTCTCGGATGCGAGGCTTTCCGCGCGCTCTTTGTCGTTCACGGTTGTCTCCTTGGTGGAAGTGGGATTCTGATTTTTGGGTGGGGGGCTGGCCGTCATCGACCAGTTCTTGGCCTTCGACAGCGCAACGAGATTCTTCGGAGCGTGCGCGAACAGCCGGTAATCGAAGGCGGCGACCGCTTTGGCCTTGCTTTCGGTTGTGTCGTTGGCAAAGCCTTCGGCGACGGCTTCGTCTGGCGTGAGCCATCGTTCGGCCCGCATGATGTCCCGGCATTCGTCGGCGGTCTTGCCGGATTTCGAGGCGTAGACGCGAGCGTATGAAGTCGCCAGCGCCTCAGTCGTGTATGATCGCCGCGCGCATCGATCTCCCAAACGTCGCTTTCGATACGAACGCGGATATCCCACAAACGATTGAGTATATCCCGTTCACGCCGTCGCTGTGATGTCGGGTCGCTCCTCATGCCGCCGCCTCATGATGCACGGTGGCGGGCACATAATCTTTCCAGTCCACGCGGCGGGTTATGGTGTAGTCGCCATAGGTGCCGTCTTCCTGCAACTCCCAAACAAACCACGCCGTATTCATGCGGCTGCTGGCCTTGTTACCCTCCCACCCGTCGCGATGCATCATCGGCAGGCGGCGCTTGAAGATCCACACGCGGGCGGGCGGGCAATCGTCCATGACGAAATTGCGGTCATCGTCCGCGAAGCCGCAGAGGAAATTCAGGTTGAGCAGGAGCGCCATCTTACGCGGACGGAAGACCCGCAACGCATGCGCAACAAAGGCGTTGAGAACATCGCCATAGGGCGGGTTGGTAACGATATCATAGGAGTCGCATTCCGGCGGCTGCGACATTAGGAAGTCTTGCACCGCCTGCAATTCGCCGTGCCGGTCCGTTGTACCGTAGTCGAGCAGATCGGCGAGAACGACAGCATAACCCGCTAGCTCAAGCATGCGGGAAATCGCTGCGCGCCCGCATGCTGGTTCAAAGACCGTGGCCGAAAACGTCTCAAGCGCCAAAAGCGTGGACATTGCTTCGGGCGGTGTTTCGTAGAGGTTCTGGCCGCGCTCTTCTTTCGTGGCGCTGGCCGTGCCGACCGCTGCTCGAAGATTGGCGCGGGTTGGCTCAAGCCCGGCGGAAATACGCGCCTGAATGGCCCGCTCGACAATGCCCGGCTCACGCTGCTCTGCCGAGGCATACCGGCGGGCCTCGACCATATCCTTACTCGACAGGCCGGTGTCTGCGACGAAGAAACCACTTCCGTCAGAAGTGGTTTTCGGCCTGCCACCTGTCGAGGCCGCGCCGCTCGCCTGCGCTTCGTCCCATTTATCCGCTATAATGATTTTGGCGCGGGTTTCGATCAGCAGCGCGTCGGCCTGCATGCGCCGCGCCTTCGCAACCAGTTGTTCGGTCGCGCCGATCTGTTCGGCAAATTGCGCCGCCGTCTTAGCTTGCGAATAGGCAATCGAGGCAACGATGCGCGCGTTCACAACGTCGCCGGCATCGAGCAGCGCCATTGCCCGCTCGACAGTCGCGACCAACCCGGAAGCATCGCCAACCGGCACTATCGCCGATGCGGTTCCAATCGGCTCCACGCTTGCTGTGTCTGGTAAATCACCTGGCTCAGCGATCGTTTGCAAGGTTGCAAGCATCTCGCGAGCGCGGTCGGTCACGTAATAGGTCTTGGCGTCCTTCTTGTCGCGGGACAGATAGCCGTTACCGACCGCTTTATTAGCTGCAACGATTTCCCTTTGCTCGGCCACGGTGATTTTGCCGTCCCTCGCCGCTACGGTGATGATCTGCAACGCGTTCGGGCCGGGCTTCGGAAGTCTAACTGCGGTGTACGTGCCCATCAATTCGCCCTCATCAGCCGGTCAAGATAGGCTTGGCCCAAGCCCGTCAGCTTCGCCGCGCTCCAATCCTCGGAAATGTGGAGATAGCCCGAGAGGAGGCATTCCTCCGCCGGCACAAGCCGACCAAGGCCGACCGAGAGGTCGAGCCGCCCGCCTGCAAGCCGCACCTCACGCAAAAAGCCCCTTGCACGGTCCGACAAGGGGCGGTCGAAAAGCTCGCTGAGATCGTTTCCGGTCATTCGGCACCGCCGATCAGCAGCGCGTCGAGCTGCGCCAGGGCGATTTTTGCTGCCGCTATTTTCTTGCGGATGAGGTGTTTTTCTGCCGCGCAAACATGGCCGTCCGCAATCGCCGTCGCGGTTTCGCGCACAACGTCGGCAAGAATGCCGTCGAGCCGTAGAATACCCATCGGGCAAAGGCTCATTCCGTCCGCGCGGCTCGCATCCGGCACAATGCGAAAGCCGATCTCTCGCGCCATCGTCGTCAGAATGAAGGGATGCGGCGAACGTCGGTCGAGATCGACGGCAATATCGATACGGATGAAACGGTCCGCCCATTTTTCATCTCGCGAGGCATATTTTGTGAGCTGCGGACTGCCGATGCCCGTGAGGTCCGACGCCTGCATGACACCCCCGACCGCATCGTAGGCGGCTTGCGTGGTGGATTTTAAAGCTGCTGCTGTTTTGGGAGAAATTGAGCGCACGAAAACACCCCGCGCAAAAGCAAGGAAATTATGAACCGTATTGATTCCGTGAAATTCGCCGCGAGCCGGCGTAGCTTTGGATCGCTAGAGAATTATGGAGGACCGCATGGAAGCGAGACAACGCCGAGCGTACAACGCGCATAAAGCTGCGAAGTTTGCCCGCTTTTGCAGTAGGGAAAGACTGTCATCGGACAACCGTCGCCATCCCGAAGAACTCGGGCAAAAGCTGGTGGCGCGGTATGCCAGTCACATCTTCAATCTCCACGGCACGACGCGGCGAGATATGTCCACGCTCCCAACGGGAAACCGTGGATTTGTCGACCGGTGGCGTGAAGAGCTTACCAAACTGCTCAAGGCTCATCCGGTCACGCTCTTGGCGAAACTTTGTGATTTGCGAGTTCTGTTTCATACCGCATTTAGTTGCGTATTACGCAACTAAATGCAAGCATGATTGTTGAAATATAAGCTAACGACCCGGTCAGCCATATTTTGTAGAGTTGCATAATGGACAACATCCCAAGCAGACCAGCCATGAGCGTTTCTACTCGGATTCACTATATCCCCGAATGGGCAGAAAAGCGCGGCCTAACGCAGGCCAAGATTGTGGTTGCGATCGACGCAGACAAGGGAAACGTCTCGCGCTGGTTCAGAGGGAAGCTGCCCGGCCCTGAATACTTAGAGCGAATTGCGCAGCTTTTTGATACCGATGTTAAGGCACTTTTCCATCACCCCAACGATGATTGGCTGATCAGGTTCTTTGAGAACAAGACCGAAGCGCAGAAGGAAAAGGCAATTGCGATGCTGGAGCTCATGTTTAGTGAGCAATAGACAAAAGCACTGCGCTAGCTGTTGAATGCCACGATCATAAGCGGAATTTGCTTATTTTCGGGGTCAATTCGCACCTGATAGTCCTTAACATCTGGAAAATGTCGCCTTACAGCGACCTCCAATTTTCCCAGCAATTCGTCTAATTCGCCCGCCCCCGCGGTGCCCGCCGAGACGGTCGAAGCCGCCGCGCCGGTTAAGAAGTCTCTGCGATACATAAAGCCCCCAATACGCATAACATTTCGGAATGCCCGTTGTCGGGGCATCCGGTAAAGGCACGGTTAGCATCTTCATCATGATTTGCTTAGCGCCGAGCCGGACCACTACCATTGCGCGCCTTATTGAGGCATGCCGATAGGCCCGAGCACCCCACATGGTAATCGTTGGGATCGGTTACAATGATTCCCGATATATCACTTTTGCGCAACTTAAAAGTTGCGTTATACGCAAGTTAGCCAGTTGACAGATGTTGCATGATACGCAACTTATGGCGCGTTCGTTGGGCAGATTTTCAACCCAGGACACTGCAAAGATTGCCGTCGCTCCCCTTGGACATTGGCATTGCGGTTGACGCACACGCAACAAAGGAGACTGCGCATGCCAGCAGACACCAGCCTTTCCATTGACGACGAACGCGATATCGAGCTGATCGTGGAGGCTACCATTGAGCGTGGTTCCATAACCGAAGCCCAGGCAATTGCTCTCGGCGTCAGCCGCGAGAGCTTCACGCGCAATGGTGAGAAAATCGCCGCTCGCATCCGTGCTCGAAGCGTGCACTTCGCTCCCTGAGCTACCGCCATCACGGTTTCCGCCTCACCCGAGGCGGTTTTCCCAAACGGATGAACGGAGATCGCATCATGTTCCGCATTTCCCCAATGACTGAGACGTCCGAGAGCCTGCCAAGGCTTGCACAGGATGTACGCACGCTCTGCGCTGCAATCGGTCTTATCACTGCCACCGTGGCGCTTGCCGTGCTGGCCATCACACTTCTCCCCTAGCCGACCAAAGGAACTCGCACATGAGGGTTTTTCTTGTCCGAAATTTTCATACCAAACACCTGCTGGGGCTGTTTTGGGCCGCAACCCGAAACGACCTTTGGTGGGAAGTAGATGGCCACATCGATCCAAGCGATTACGAATATGCACCGCTTAGTCATGGTGGGCTCTATTTCTACGATAAGGAGCCTGTGTTGGAGCAAGTCCCGTCGGACGATACAATCGACCAAGGCGCACTTGAGGAATGGGAACCAAAGCAGATTCCTTGGCACAAGGCGACACCATCTGAATTGCTTTGGGGCGCCCTACACAGCAATGCCAGCTTTCGATTTCGCCGCTTCCCTTACGCCGACGCACCGGGTGGCGGTGTACGCCAGCTTGTGACGGAGCATGGCTCCCAGATCAGCGGTATCCAATGACCGGATCATCCCGCTCAACGAAGCAACCGCTTTTTCATGTTCGTTTCTATGGCGGTGCCATTGTCATCACCGCCGCCGCCAACGCCCTTCGCGCCGAGCAGAACGCACGCCGTCAGCGTCCCGGCTTCGTTGAATCCGTCCGCATCGTAAGAGGAAAATGCTAGAATGATGACTACCGAGACAACCGGCAGCAACCCGATGCCAACGCAGCGCCCGCGCCTACGCCGTAGTGACGTGCCAGATTATCTTGCATCGAAGCATGGTATCGACATCGCCGTTTCCACGCTTGCCAAAATGGCGACCGTTGGCGGCGGGCCAGCCATGCAGTACAGCGGGCGCATTCCGCTCTACCACATTCGCGACTTAGACACTTGGGCGGACGAGCGTCTGTCCAAGGTCGTTCGCTCAACCTCGGAACGGGATTGAGCAAGCGGAAAATGACTCCAAATGTGGAGGTATCCTTCATGGCAACTTAGCGCCAATACCCGAATATTCTTAATAGACTAGATTTTGGTACTGGAATTAAGTACCTGAATTGCGATCAGTTTAATAACTATTGACCCAGTGGAAATCGCCGGTTCCGTCTTCATATTCCCGTCGAGTAAGCAAATTTAGTCGCAGAATCTGTGATGATCACCGAATGTATATTTTCTAATAATTCTGTAGTCTGTATTTCGAAGTAGATATCACAACGCATGTAAAATATCTTAGCGCTCTTTATTTCCACTTTATCGATAAAAATACTCCGCAAAATACCAGCTTGACTTGCATAGCTTGGATGTTATGCTTTTGTTCAATTGCAGGAGCTTTGAAGTAAGCCAGCTTTGAAGCATAATACTGATATTTCTGCGAATTCCACTTAACATTGTGAACGCCAGTGTGGCAAATTTCAACGGCCGACTATCGGGAGGTAGCGATGGTGCGTGTGTGCGAATCTGCGCATTGCAGTGGTGCTGATGCTGAAATCAACGAAGTTTGTAAAGCGGCGGGATGGCCCATCAACCATCCTGTGCTGACCAGAGATTCAATTGGGATTTGCACATGCTCCTGCTCGTGCTTAGCCCACACGACGCCGGTCGAAACGGGCGAAGGGTTCTTCAAGCCAATCGAAAGCTTTTTAGTCGGCGACAGCATAATGACTTCGGGACTTAATTTGCAGTGGGCTCCAGCTACTGTGGCTTACAGTGGCGGGACTACCGGCGCATCTAAGCAAAAGTATACAGTGGTCGTATCTTACGGAAGGACGGCGATCGCAGTGACAAGCGACCATCTTTTCCTAATGATGGACGGAACCTTAAAAGCAGCAGATAGGCTGACTACCAATGATCAGCTTGTGGGCCCAACAGGGAATCCAATTGCGATTGATGGGGTATATATCGGGGACTACTATGCTGGTTTCCACCACGTTGCGACATCTAAAGCGCCGCCGCAGGCTGGCTTGGACGGGCATCTTCTGAACACGAATGGCGTAATTAGCGGTGACTACACTTTGCAAATCTACTACAGGGGCGGCGACCTGAATGCTCGTCTGTCGATCAATCATGACCAGCTGGAAATCGTCGGCTCACCCGAGTATGTAGCTCGGTATGGCACGGCGTCTCTCGACGGGCCAA